TTATGTTATTCATGATAGCCACCACCTTTTTTATAGTTAGGAAATAAAGCGTTGAAGATACTGTCTAAATAACCAAACACTTTGTTATCTTCTTCTGTTGGTGTTAGATTGATAATTATTTTAATAAAAGCCATTAAACCAATTAATAATTCTAACCAATTTTCTGAAATAAATTCTGTCATAATAAAAAATTTAATTAATAATAAGTCCACATAACATTTTGTGGTTTGTCTTTGTCTACATCACAATGAATAAAAGTATTTCCAATCCCAATTCTATTAATGCCAACGATCAATAATGATGTTATAATTTTAAATCTTGTTGTTGAATCATTAGCATAAATATCAACTGCTAATCCTTTTATGTGTGATGATGTTTTTGAGGTCTTAAAACCTTCTTCTTGCAACGCCTTGTTGTATTCTGGCGTTCTATATCCTGACGTGATTTTAAAAGGAACACCTGCAATGCCTCGTGCATCGTCTAGCAAACAGATAAAATCTTTGTCCATGTGCTTGATTCCTTTTCCTTTTCCACTTTCACAATCAAACTCATTCCAACTAAAATGCTTGAAATCGTCCATTATTTGCGATTTAAGAAGCTTTTAATAAAATTATATATATCCTTACTTAACATGGCAACAAAACCCCCTAAAAGCCCTAAAACAACTGTTTCTGTCAATGTTTGTGTTGGTATCATTCCTATAGTTAGCAAATTGCCACAAAAAAAACAACCCAAGTATTCTAGTTTTTCCATTGTTATATTTTTACGATCTGATAAGTTGTAAACCACTTCATTGTGAAATCACCTGTATAATCGACATTAGAATATACATATAAAGCTTTGTTTTCTATGCTCAATGAGTTTGTTCCATTTCCTGCGGTAGATTTGCCCCCACCAAACACAAAAGAGGTGTCAGCGGATTCAGACTTCATGAAATCTCTTTGACTAACTAAATACGTTGCTGTTTGTGCAGGATTATAAGAAACATATAAATAATTTGACTGGCTAGTTCCTGATGAAACCCAAGTGACAATGCAAGTTATTGTTAATGGTTGTATAAAATATCCTGCGCCTGGAGCAGAAACAAGCGTTTGAGGTGTAGAAGATAAATCCAAATCAGAAGCGGTCAATGATAACGTGTCAGTTTGAATAACATATTTATTTGCAATCTGTTTTGACGTTCCACTTGCTGATCCTGTAGTGTCAGAAACATCAACGGTCATTAATAAATCGCCACTAGCTAATTGCTCTGTTAACGCTGTTTTGTCGGTTAATCTTTGTCCTGCCATTTTTTAGTTTTTTAATATAGTTTTTTAATCTCTTAAAATTCTCCTTGCTTGGATTATATTCTTTTCTTTTAACAGCCATATATTGTAATATCAGCACCCTGTAAAAAGCTTTTTAATCTATTGCTAATTGGTGCTGTTGGTTCTAATTGTATTCCTGAAAAATAATTGGCTCTTGTTGGATCAAGGTCTGCACCCGTATTGCTTGAATACTCAGGAAATGAACTTGAATTATTTCTTAAATAGTCAATCAATCTCTGTCTGTAAAATTCACCTGCATTTTCTGCTGTGTCCATTAATGGTTTTAAATCTTCATAAGTTGCTGATGAACTTTGTTCTGTTGCACCCATTACAACAACAGCATTATTCACGAACCTCAATCTTAAATATGGCACTAATTGAGTGAATGAAAATTGAACAAGTGCAACCTGAATATAATCTTCTACAAGCGTTTGATAATCACCTGCCAATGTCCCTGCTTGAATTTCAGATTTTAGCTTAGCGTCTAAATCAGTTCCGATAACAGGCAAAATGTTCATATCTTGAGCCAATAATATATAAGGCATTATAATATTGTCATCTACTGAACCACCAATGGCTGTGTCTTTTTTTAACCTTGTTGCTGATATATATAATGTGTGTTGTATTGCCATATTTTAATTTTATTTTACGCCTGGATAATGTCCTTGATTAGGCATATTTTCAGGTGCTATTACCGCTTCTTTTATTCCTCTTGGTCTTGGTGTGTAGGTTTTAGGAATGTTATTAACTTTTTTATAGTCATCATCTAAACTTTGACCTTCTCTTAATTCTGTTCCTTCTTTTAATCTATATAGAATAACTTTCCATGCATGTCTGCAATAAACACCGCCTTTGAATTTAAAAAGATCATAAGGTTTTCCTTTATGTCCTAGTTGCTTATTTACACCCTCTCTTGTTGCTTTGTCAATATCTTCTAATCTATAAACAAAACCTGCTTTCGCCAATCTCATCATGTTTTTGCAGAACGTCCTTGTTGATTTACTTGGTTTTCTACTCTTTTTTATATACTTAAAACGCACCCTATAATAAGACTTATCTAATTGACTTGGCAAATCTTCTTTGCTTCTTATTTCGTCAGCAAACTTTTCTTTATTTTCTTTGATTAATTTTTTAGCCCAATCATCATAATCTTCAATAAGTCCTTCGTCTTGTTCGTCTACTATTTCCCAAACCTCAGAATCTATCTTTTCGCCTTCTAGTTCTTCAAATACTATGTTTAAATCATCATCTGACATTTCAACAAAATCATCAGAATTAACATCTTCTTTTGTAACACCTTCTTTTTCTTGATCTTCTTCTGATTGTGTCTTAGTAACTTCTAAGTCTATGAAATCAGCAGGTTTAAGCGATTTAAAGTATAAATCAAGGTTTATATCATTAACTTTGAAAATCTTGTTTAAACCTTTTAAAAGCGTTGTTTGAAAGGGAACAATGACAGTATTTGAAAAAAGTGAAAACGAATCCCTCAGTTCGTCAGCATTATTGCCTAAACCACCGCCTTCTGATCGTATTCCAAATAAAATTGGACTTGTAACTCTGTGTCCTGCTAAAATCTGATTTACAGCTTGTTTACTCATACCTTCCCAAGCAGATTGTGCGTCATTCATTTGTATTGGTTCAATGATAGGTGCTGTTTCTTTTCCATCATTAAAAGTTATTAATATCTTCCCTGCATTTCCTGATCCTGCAAATTTTTGGTTTAATTGTCTTTCTATTGTTCTGCGTTCTTCTTCTGTTGGAACGCCATTAGAAAATCCAACGTGCATAGATGGTGTCATTCCAGATGTTATATTAGATAAATGAAATTGTGCTATTTCTAGTTCCATTTGAATCCAATCTGTAGAAGCAACATAATCAGGTGCAAAGCCATAAAATAAAGCAGGGTTTTTATCTCTAATCATTAAGATTTGACTTGCTTGTGTTCTATCTTTTGTGTTAAACGCTTTATATGGTCTTGGTTTATATTCTCCTTTTTTAGCTTTAGACCAATCAGCAGAGTAATAATAAGTATCAACTTCACCATCAATCATTTTACCTGAACGTATATATTGTGCAGGTATATGTATCATCTTAGCTATACGACTACGATCACGACTCCATATTACATTTACATAACACCCACCAAATAGCTTTAAATCCATTGCTAAGTCTTTTAAGACATCTTCACCTGAATTGTGTAATAATTCATTTAAACGTAAAAAAGATTCTTTAGTATCATCGTTTTCATCAACATTAGTTGCACTTAAACCTTCACCATAAATCATTGCTCCTATTGACTTAATTAAAGCACCATTAATAGCACTTCCTAAGAATAGCTCTAGCAAATAATTAGGGTATAGATTATCTTCACCAAAACTAACCCAATCATGTCTTGGATCTTCTACTAAGTGAGGTATGTTATAATGTGATAATTTAATTAAATCTAAATTCATAATTAATTTGTTATATATATGCTATCTGTATCAGCATCATTAGTAGTGTATTCTGTATAAACAGGTGATTCATAACCTGAACCTGAAGCTGTCATTTGCATTAAGCCTGTGAAAATAACTGTTAGTCCATCAGGATCAAGATTTGTGTTAGATGTGTTTTGATATATTGTAACATTATAAAAATCAAAAGGATAATCTGTAGTTCCTAAATGTATCAAACCACCTGCAGGAACTTCTGTATTTAAATGGTTTTGAATCCATGTTAATTTAATATATCTATTTACATTTGTTAAGTCCATTGTATTAGCTACTAAATACTTTGTTTTCCCTGTTTGATTACTTGTAAAAGCTAACAAAGGTTTATATGTAGTATTTGACATTTTATCTGATAAATTCAAATATATATTATTAGTAAATTGTGCAAAATTTATTGCTGTCCCTTGTATCATTTATTTAAAGTATTTTTCTAAAACATCTGTTATATATGGTGTTAATGTTTCTAATTCTTTATCAGTAATATCATTAAAGCCATGCACTATTTTGTTTTTATATTCCTCCTTCAGCTCTAACATCTTTATTTTTCTTTTTAGTTTCTTCTTTTACAAACAAAGCATTTCTAACTGATTCATTAAGTCCTGCTATTTGTTTCTGTGATAGGTCATCTAAAGGTATATTTAAGCTGTCTATACTTTTACCTTGCCATTCTTTTTTTAGTTTCCA